ATAGCCGTTGGAAGGAGCCGTATAAACCTCCTCAATATTTCCGAGCACATCTTGCTTCAACCAAATTTTTCTTGACTGTCCTTCAGGCATAGCTTGAGAAGCTATGAACTCCGTGTCGGCCTTCTTCACGAACTTGGAGAGGAGGAGCGCTAAAACTGATTTCAGCATGACGCACCTCCTTTTACCTCGTTAAGAACCAATGGTCGGAATGAACTTGATATTAGCGGTGGCGTAATCGGCGGAGATATTGATAACAATAGTCTCGCCTTTGGCAACCTGGAGAATAAATTGCTTATAAGCGTCCCTTTTCTCGGGAGTGTGTTGCAAAATTGCCCTAAGAGAATTTGTCTTAGAGTACAACCTAACCCATTGGGCTCCCGTGACATTAAGGCATACAACTCCATCACTTGGAGCAGTGTAATCTTGTTCGCCTTGGCTGGGGCTGCAGGAAATATCCGTGCCGCCAGATACGAGGGCTTGAGACTGGTTGCTGACCCATGTCTTCTTACTGACAAGAAACTTCTCCGCAAAGAGCTGTACCAATGACTTAAGCGACATAGCACATCTCCTTGCAGAAAAAGTTGGTTAAGAGCTTGATACACCCCCCCCCTACGGTATTTGTTAGAGTTATCGTGACATCTCTCAAACTGCTTCCTTGTACTCTCCAACCTATACCTTTCCTCAGAGGAAGTGTTGCAGACATTCTTGCTCCGTCTCGCGGAAAAGCAAGGGTCGCACCAAGGTCCCCGCAAAAGACGTCGATGGTAGGAGAATAGTTATCAGCAGTTGCCCCAAACAACAGGTAACCATCTGAGGCCGCAACTCCCGAGAAGGCATTGCCTGTCCAGTCGGGGCCGACATTTCCGTTTGATACAAGATTGACTGTGTTATCTCCCGGCATAGCCTGATGTCCTACAAGCTCGGATTCCTGTTTGCTGTAGAACTTGCTCAGCAGGAGGCTCAGAATGTTTTTCAGCATAATGCGCCTCCTGTGGAAAGATTAGAGTTTGCTCCCCACCGCTGGTGAGAATCAAAGGTAATTACCTGATCTTCTTGAGGCATAGCACTATGCCCCGCCTCACTCGGTGTTGTCCGGCTATCGAGTAGCCGCTGAATTAAAGATTTCAAACTCATTAGAAACCTCCTCTCATGTTTTGTCTTGCGTCAACTTTCTGCTGTAACTCATAGGCAAGTGCAGTCGGAAATACGGGCCACTGGACGAACGGGAAACCCTCGACCTCAGGCAGGTTTCTTAAAGCCTGTCTGTATGTCTCAAGCTCGGTTCTGTCAGCGTCTTCAAGGGCTGATCTCTTGGCTCCTGCTGACCTAGCAACAGTGATGTCAGGCAACTTCACATAGTCGTCTGTGTCGCTGATACGGGCGTTTCTCTCGGCTTTGATCTCGTTGGCATAGCGCTGTGTGCAGAATGCGTCGGTGTTTTCGGGCAACTCGGATTCTGTGTAGAACTGACCGTCAGCCGATTGATACAGTCCGGTCGGTGATTCCTCGCCGAGCCAGAACTTCATGCCATTAAAAACTTCTTTCAGCGTGTAGTGCTCAGCGGCGTATGCGTCATCCTCTTCGTTATTGAATACGTGGACAACGGGAGAATTACTTCTCGCCACAATCTTCCCTTCGTGGTCGCGAATGCAATACTTCTCAATGGGTCGAGCCATTGCCTCGGCCAAGTACTTCTGTTTGATTTCAGTAAGCGTCATCTCTCATTTACTCCAATGCGTCGATCTCTGTCTGAGTAGCTCCGTTTTCCAAGCAAAGCTCTTTAAACATTTGAATTAGTCCGAGGTTCGTATAGACCTGTTCTTTGTCAGTTGCCTCAATGGTTTGTTCCGAGAGCTTCACCACGTCGCTTGCGTCCGCGGCTCCAATGTTCGTGCGGGCCTGAGCTTTCTCAGCGCTCGAAAATCCTGTCTGCGCGGTGTTAAGCAAAACAGAATCGGGCATGATGTCCGGACGCAGTTTCGGTCCTACGCCGCTATTGGCAAACAACTTCTGTAGCAATATTGGTAAGGCCATTGCTATCTCCTATAAATCACAATCTGCCTGTCAGCAGGCACACTGTCGTTAAAAACAATCTGTGTTTGAGAAATTTCCTGATAGTCGATCGTCGGCGTTATCAGCAGGCCGTCCACGAACACCTGCAATTTGTTGCCGCCAACGGTGTGCTCAGGCACGTCATAAGCTTCGCCTGAAGCAATCGTTGTAGGTCGGCTTTGGCTGACTGCCACCTGCACGGGGTCTTGGCCGTTGGTAACAATCGCGGCGATATGCTCGTTCTTTCCGATAGAAGAGGAGAACGTGATCTTGCCGCTGACCGTCTCGGTGTAGTCCGTGCCTTCAACGCATAAAAGACCGTTCAGGAAAACCTGTAGCTCGTGGCTTCCGACCGTGTAAGGCGGCGTGTCGAAAGAAGTAATCGACGCGCTCCGAGACGTGCTGACAACCGCCTGCACGGTGGACGCCGCTCCACCCGTGGACGGGACTCCCGGGAACGGGACCGCCGTGCCGTTGTCGTTAATGAAAGCCGAATACGTAGCCATAGCTATTGCTTCAAAATGATGAGGCCGCCGTCACGTAAATTCGCAGGCACGTCGTCGAGGTTGCTGACAATACAGCTATCGACATAAGCCTCGCTGATCGTCACTTTCTTGTCCGCCGTAGCCGCGGCGAGACTGATTCCCGTACCCGCCTCCAATTTCAGCGTGTCGGTCTTGTTCGTGGCCGTGATCGTGGTGGAACCTACAGTTAACTTAGATATGGCGTTCTGATTGACTTCAGCGCCCGCAGTGATACCATTCAACTTCGCGCGCTCAGTCGCGGTCATCATCACTTTGGAAGTACCGTCAGAGATTCCGTCTGCGGTATCGGTCGCCTTGATAAAAGCACCTGCGGCCGACACATTGTCCCTGTCGGTCTTGTCTGCGCCTGCCTCAATACCTCCGAGTTTCGTGAACTGCGCGGCAGTCATCAGACCATCGGCGGCAGATGTCGCGGGTGCGTAAGTCGTGTCGGTGAACTCAGCGTCAGCAGGCACGCTCTTGCCAATCGTGTAGCCGCTGTCTTTGATGATCTTGCCGCTAGTTCCGTCGAACGCGGCGACATGGTTTGCGACTGAGTTCGCGGGGCCTGTTACTGCGCCAACGATATTGACCTGCAACACGGCCCAATCGCTGTTAGAGGCGCTCCCCGACGCATAGTTTTTAACGCAGACAATGAAGTCGCCTGCTTCGCAGACCTTACCTGCGTAAGTGCCAGCGTCCTGCACAATGTACTGCCAGCCTGCTTTATAGCTGACAGTGGGCAAGCCGCTTGCGGTAGTCAGCGCACCTTTGAAAACGACACCGCCATTGATTAAAGCGGCCACATCTGTCCGGAGCTTTTCAATCTCAGCTTCGACGTTGGAACTCACGCCTGCCGCGTCATTGATAATGACCTGAGCCGCAACGGTCTCAGGATTGAGCTGGGTTTGCGTTTCCCCGTTTTTGCCATATAACTTTGTATTAAGAGCCATTATTCGATTCCTTATAGACAACTCGAGCGGACAGGTCTGCGAGTGAATCTTCTAGTGCGCTAAGGCGTGCCTCAGTAGTAGAAGCTTCCCCGTGGTCATAAGGCACGGTCCAAGCGTTGAGCGCGTCGCCCGCCTCGAGGTTGAAGTTGACTTTGATCTGTGTGCTCTCGGTGCCCGTGACACCTGTCTCATTCCAGTCAATAACAGGGATTAAGAGAATGCCGTTCCAAGAGAGTCGGAGGTGCTTCTTGCCCGCGACATATTTCATGGAGTTCGGCAGAGTGATTGCAGTGCCGGCAGTGACAGCAGCAGTCAGCGTCCAAGTCTCGGCGTTACAAGCGACACCCGCCTCAGGCGTTACTTCCCCTGTCTCTTCGTCAATCGTGCCGCCGATAGGTATCACCCAAACTTCGAGGCGGTCATTCGCTTTGACAGGGAACAAGAGTTTGACTTGAGTGGATAAGTGGCTTGTTTGGCCGACCTCTTCGTATTGCTGTTCCGGATATAAAATCGTGCCGTTGAGAGATAACCGAAGGTGGTTCAAGCCGACCACGTACTGGATTCCGGAAGGGAGCGTGATCGTCGTTCCTGACGCAGTATCTACGTTGAACGTTTTGACCGCTTCAGAACAAAGCAGGCGATTCAACGTCAAGGCGGAGTTTGCCGCTGAGTTAATCCGGTCAAGCTGTTCTGCCAGGAGCGCATTGGTGGAGTCGAGAATCGCCGCGATCTGGCCCTGAGCGAACTGCGCAATCTCCTCGATCTGATCGTCGGCTTCGCTTTCCAGGGCCGCCTTGAGTGTCGGGACGAGCGCGTTTAATTCGTCCCTGAGCTGGGTAACCTGCTGATAAACAAGAGCTGCTTGCTGAGCGTACTCGTTAGCTGTCGCGGCAATTTCCAGGATCTCCCGGAGAACTTGTTCCGGAGTTTTTCCATTAGTGATCGGGACCGTGAGACAGCGGCGCATCTGTTCGGCTAGCTGCTGAATCTGAATAACGCGGCGGTCTTCTTCTTTGTTGATCGAGGTCGGGTTGAAATTCCCGTACATCGTCAGATTAAGATTCTGGGTATACGGGACCCCGCTGCAGATTGCGAGCTTGTGCCCGGTAGCGAGTGCAGTCTTTAACGTTACGCGCCCGCCCGGTGTCGTATTCTGGTCGGAGTTGAGCGTGCAAGTGTAGGCGTCTTTACTCAGCGTGGTTTCGTTTTCGTCTGCGTCGGCCACAATAACGACAACGTCATCGGCGCTCAGCATGTAGAAGTCAAAATCAAACTGCGTCTGACCCGTGCCGGTAAACGGACCCGCTTTGCGATTACTTTCAGGAACCATATATCTATCCTCGATTTGAAGAAAAATATAAAAGCCCCCAAAAGTTCAATGCGCACTATTTCATAATCTCCCAGCGGTCCTTGGATTTGGCCACACGCGGCAGTCTCCCGGGCATTGCACTCGTCGGCTGCCACCAGTATCCCGTCCCCCGCATCCTCATGGATTTACGCTCCATACGTCTGTGATACCCGGGATTCATCATCTCCTGCAGTTGGTTAAATACCGCGTGATTAAGAAGCTGTTTGGCGTACCAGAGATTAACCATCGGGATGTTGCTCTTGGCAAAGCGCAGGACGTTGGCGCCAATATCTCGATCGTCCTTATATTTGTCATAGATTGTGTAAGCGTCCAGCATGGAGGAGAAAACCGGGCCGAAGGCGTTGTAGATATTCGGGTGGCCGTACTTGTAATCGCCCAAAGCTGAGACAAAAATATCTCCGGCAAAACCGGCGCCGCCTCCAGAAGTAAATGCTCTGGCGATATTGTCGGTCGTAAAGGGATCCTGGATGTCCTGACCGTTGAGAACGTCTTTGAACATGTTCGTCACTAACGCTATCATCGTCGATCCTATTAACAACGGGGCATAGTAATCAACGAGGGATGCAGCGGCCATCATCTTTCCGTCTGTTCGTTTTTTGTATCTGTAAAGATCTCCGGACCTCTGAAAGTGGCGCGTCAGCATCGCCGTGGGAAAAGATTTAAATAGAAAAAAACATTGCCACGCTTCACCCGCGATTGTGCCTCTGGATAGTCCTAAATTCGAAATTGCTTGAGTGTAGAGGTCGGGTTGTAACGAGGCCATATGCGCGTCATCGAAAACGAAAGCCAGGTAATCGGAAGCGTACTTCTCCAGCGCGTGCCGAGAGATTCCGAGCGTGGCAAGGTCGGCGTCCGAGATATTGAGAATGCTGTTCTTAGTGACAAATTCCGCATCGTCGAATTTTTCCGCCGGCGCCTTCTGGATGACTTTCCAGAATGTCTCATCGAGGCCGAAGTTCTCCAGGCGCTCTCTAAGCCAGCCGTCGCAAGTATTCCAGTCATACTTTCGCGCGTTGGTGTAGAACGTCATGGCGGTGAACGCAGCACCTCTTCTGGTACCATCCGTCCACTGCGACAAAAGGGAGGCCCTCATAGTGGCGTCTGCCAGTTTGGAGGTCACGCCCTGGCTCATGTTGTCTGTGACGAATCTATTGGCGGCAGAGTTGAAAACGTCTCCGATCACGCCGGCCTGTGCGGCAAAGGCCACGTCACTCTTATCAGCCGGATTAAGCGACTTCGCTAAATACATCGCACTCTGAGCAAAGGGCATGTGGTTGACATGACACATGTGAAAGTATGTAGCAATATCGGACATGCTCGTTAAGAATGCACCACCGAGTTTGCCGGCAACTTGAAGATTACGAGCACCCTGGGCGATTGCGGCAAGTGTTTCATTCTGGATGCCTCTGCTGCCGTTCAGGTTTTTCCACATCGCATTGAGCATGAAATCCGCAGTTGTAACTTTTTTTCCTTCTACATTATTGGACTGATTATTGAGAATCTCTGTAGATCTACGAAGAGTGTTAAAAGTAGTAGTCGGACTCGGCCCCATTTCCTCCAGGAGCGTGATGTCTCGCGACATCGCACTGACGTGCGACAGCATGGTGCCGAATATTGAGGGATCCTGGCCAAACATGCGGTTGTATTCGATCCGAGCCTTGTAATCTTTGAAGTGAATTGTACGGTGCTCCTGGCGTTGTTCCGACTTCGCTTTAGCTCTGCCGCTGGGTTTTGCGTCGGCGGCATTCTGGTGCTGATCCCCGTTCTCCGTAATGGAGAGATACGCTTCCCGGAGGACGTTTTTAATTTCCAGGTCGTTCATTTGCTCCAAGTTATCGTCGAGATACTGAGTTTTATCCAGGCGCTCGAAAACCCAATCGACCCATGCGTCACGGTTGGCGGCAAAATCGTGTTTCTTAAATACCTGTGTGACCGCTTTCGCCCTGGCTGCAGTACGTCCAGCAAAGCTCTTCGGCGTTTTTTCTGCCAGGATTCTGGCTGCGTTAAGCACCTTGCCCTGATTGTGGGTCTGCGGCATGATCCAGTCTTCACGGGATCGGATGTCTCCGCCCGCTCGGTTGTAACGCTCACGCATTTTCTCGTTGCACTGGATCCAGGCCTGCGCCGCTTTCTTGTAGTCCGCGTTCTTAGTGTCGACGCCGGAGATTTCCGCGAGGATCCCCGCGGCCGCGTCATCGTTTTCGATCATGCCGAAAAACTTCGGGCAAGCGGCCTGGAGCGTGTCCACAAGCTCCGAGGCGTATTCTTTGGATACGCCCACCGCGTGCTTGTGGACTTTATCCAAATACCTCATGGCGGCAGCATTTGCGCTCAGGCCTTTGGCCCTCATGTCGCCGGTGTAGTTCTGCATGGCTGCGAGTGCGATCACTTGCCGCTGTGCATTGACCTTCATGCGGTTGGCTTGCCGCTGCATATCCCGTGCTACGAGCGCGGCGGCCTTGGCAACATATTGGTCTTTGGTCAGGTTGGGCTCGGTTTTCCGAATATCGAGCACCTTGCTTTTAATGTTAAGGACAATGTCCTCGCCCTCTTTCGCGGTGAGCTGTCGGCCGATAACTTGGCTAACCGAGTCCAAACATTCTTTCTTTAAGCCTTTTGCCATTTTCTAATCCTTAATCGAAGGCGTTATTGGTAAACATACAAAGCGCGGCGCGGGACATTCCGCTTGCGTCCTTCTCCAACTGCTCAGCCGCTGCCAGGTCTCCGGCTACCATCTCGCGCGGTGTGGTCTCGTTGCCGTTCTCGTCCAATATCGACATATCTCCGTACTTCTCCATGTCAAGATCAAAGCGGCTTTGGACAAATTCGTCATCCGACATGACTCCGGATAGCTTGCTTTGATCCGGTGCCTGCTCGGTCTTAATGCCTAAAGTCTCTAGGCCTTCTTTAATCACGGCCTTGGTCTCATCCGGCAAATTGGTGTTATCGACAACTTGAGTGACCGTCCGGCCGAAGTCTTCTCCAAATAGGCTCGGAGAATCCGCTTCGCTCTTGGCCGCGATTTCTTTATCAGTTGCGAGCATTCGGGCGTAGACGTCTCGGACTTCAGGCGTTAATTCGACGTCTAAGTCTGCGGCAGATTTATAGATCGACACGAGCCAGTCCTTAAACTGCTTGAAGATCGCCTCCAGCCTGGAGGACGGTGCGACACCGTCACGGAGGTACTGCTCAAAGCCACGGGCAAACTGCTCGTGGAATTGCCGCTTTTCTTCGAGCGATAAGCCGTTCCATTCGTCGAGGTCCTTGAGGCCGAACCAATCCATAAGGGTCTGAATGTCGGCCCTCACCTGCTCGGGCGCGTCGGAGCGCATTGCCACGTCCGTCATAACGTCCAGGAAGTAGTGCCCGGACTCATGGACGAAAGTCGATTCGTCGGCAGTTCCGAACAAAGTAATCATCTTCTCAGCGGGCGTGTACATGCCGCGGGCGTCCTGGGCGTATGCGCCGCTCACCTCGCCTCGTTCGTATTGCTTTTGGGCATCGTCTAAGAACTTCTCAATCTTTTTAAGGGAGGAGCTGTCAAACTCGGTGTCGGAAACAATTCGGCCGTCAGGCGTATTAAACGATAGGGCGAGATATTTCCGGTTGGTAGCGCGGCCCAATACCGCCAACTGCTGAGCTGTAGGCGGCCTGGCGATAGAGGCCACACTGTTGCCGTCTGCCATACTGACTCGCATCGCGCCGGTCTGCGCCATGAAGTCATACATCTCATTTCCGGTAGCGTTCTGGATTCCGTCCGCCTCGCTGATATCAATATGGTCAACTTGTCGCTGGCCTCTCGCCTCAGAATCATCCAGGCCCCAGTGTCGTCCGGAGAAGTCGAGCATCGTTCCGTCCGGGAGCACATAACCTGCTTCCCGGATGTCATCGGTCACGCCGAAGGTATCTTTAGCGTTGTCGATAAGAGTTTGATCCGGAATAAAGTCCTCTTCTGCTTTGACCTTGCTCTGGAGCAAAACTTCGCCTTGAGTCTTGGGTGCTTTAGCCGCGGCCGCCTTGTCTTCAAGATACCTCTGAATTAAAATAGACCTGACTGGCCCGGCAGGTCGTGACTGCTCAACCCCCGGGTATGGGTCTTGGATAGTGGTCACGACATCTTCAATCGGCGTAACCTCGTGTAAATAGAATCGCTTGTGTTCGCCCGTATCCATGACGATCACTTCGCAAACGTACTTCTTCCCCTTAATTAAAATTGGCGCGGCTAGCACCCATGTATCGTATCGACGTTCTTTCCAGTTTTTATGGTAGTCGAAAATCTTTCCGCTCTTTATAACTTCAGGGACGGCCATGAAGGCCATAACTTTATTACGGCCCAATCCATGAGAAGCGGAAGATTTTACGGCCGCCTTATTTAACTTCACTTCCCCTAGAATCGGGTTTTCGACTTTGCCACCGTACTGCTCTGCGAAGAAGTCAGCCACCTCTTGATAAAGATTGCCACTTCCGGAAGAAAACTCGTCGCCATTCAGCGTAAAGATTGGATCTTGCTGGATACAGTCGTTCAGAACAACTTCCGGAGATTCGACACCATCAGGCATATTCGCCTGCTGTCTGAAACCCTCGGCTGTTTCCTTTCCGCCTTTGCGAACCTTGAGGGCGTAGCGTTTCTCCAGCTCGTCCGCGCTCATGCCTAACCGCTCTCCCAGTGTTCTGTAGAAAGCGTCGTAGAGGTCAGCGGAATAGGCCGCGAGTTTTTCTTTAAACCCGGCGCCCAGGAGCTGGTTAAACACACGATCTCTGAAGGAGTCAAACTGCGTTCTCAGCGTTTCCGGATCGACGCCTTCGCCTGAGACACTAACCGGCTCGCCATCGTCCAACTGTTCCCGGGCAAGTTTCTCGTCGGCGATTGACTTGTTGATATCGCCGTTCATGCCTGAGGGTTGATCGCCCTCGATCACGTCAGCGTTACGGAGCTCCATGGCGGCGTCCACCGCGCTCGGAGTGATCGAATCGATTGCTCTATCCAGGGCGCCGAACTCGCTTTTGACCTGATTGAAAACATCGTCGCGGCTGACCTTACCGAATAGGCCTTCGCCTCCGCTCTCCTGCCGGGCCACCTCGTTGAATCGGGCCAGGGCGTCTTTGAGCCTTTCGGGATTCTTGGATAAAAGAATGTCCCTAAACCAGGCTTGCACCGGCGTGACCTCAAAGAAAGATTCCGTAATCTCGCCTTCGACCTTTTCGCCGTTAATCTTGCGGGCCTCTTGTTTGGTTTGCATGTAGTCTGCGAGCGCCTCCATGAGGTCGCCTGAGAAGTCAAAATCTCCGCCGTGGCGTCTGAGCTTGACGACTTCGGGCGCAGCGGCCTGGAGAACGTCCATCACCCGCTTGTCCTTCGGGTCATCCGCGATAAAGCGGTTAATCAGTCGGTTGTCCGGATACGCGGCAGCAAAGATCGCCGACTTCATTCTTTGGCGGACATTGTCGTAGATGACCTTGCCCTCGGCGTCAATGAGACCTTCCTTGTCCGGAGTACGGCGCACAAACTCATCCATCGAGCGGACAGCGATACCGTTGTCCTTAGTAAACTCAACCTCCTCCAGGCGCACATTGCGCGCGTCCTGGGCGGCCTGCTCGGCGGGATTCAATTTCAGCGTTCCGGTGCGGTTGGATAATTCGCCGACGCCCTCCTTGACGTCCGCGTCGTCCATTACGCGCACGAGGATCGGCTCGCGCATCTTCTTGACCGCGCGGCGGCTGATGCCGAATTCTTTTAGGGCCTTGGTCAATTCCTCTTTGTACTTCGTAGCCTTGACGTTGCGATAGGCTTCCTGCAGGCCCGCGATACGTCCGTTGCCTGCGATCGCTCGGGCGCCTTGCACTTCCGGATTAGTGAAGTCGGCATTGAGACTGCCGTCAACGCTGTTAGACGTCATCACATCGCTCGCCTCAATCAGGGCATAGCGCATCGTGGTGCGATCACCGTTGGTGTCCGAGACTGTGACCGTCTTACCGAGAATAGCCGAAGAGTTCTCCGGCAAATACGCGATCACGGGCGTGCCCTCGCCCAAAGTTGCGCCGTTGCGCAGGCGATTGAAGTCCGGAGCCTGAGCGATCTGCTGCATCTGCAAGCGGCTTTCTTTACCGCTTCTGTCGCGATTCTGAATGGACTCAAGCACGCCTCGATTCATGCGGCTTGTCTGTCCTTCCACTGGGGCAGTCGGGGTCTCAGCCTGGGCCTTTTCCGCCGCCTCTCTTGCGGCTCGAACTCGGGCACCTCTAGCGCCGAGAAGGCCGAAACCTGCGCCCATGAGGGCGGATGTTGTTAGGCTTACAGGATCGAAAGGATCGTACTCTTTGGAGATAACCGAATAGTCCGCGTTATCCAGGACGAACTTAATCGCCGACTGCTCAGTGATGTCAGTTGCGGGATTGACCAGGGCGCCGAAGGTCGCAGACTTCAAATAACTTGTGCCGAGGGAGGCGGGGAGCGCCATGCCGACAGCGTTTGTCACGCCTGTAATCAAGCCCGCTTTCGTGGCCGTCTCTGTATCCACGCCCTTGTCCTGGAGCTTATCTTTCTCATAACGTCCGAGGTCGGCGCCGAATAGCGCACCGCCGACGAACGGATTGCCGCCCGCGATAACGGAGTAACCGATACCCTTGGCCAAAGAACCGGTCAGACCGTAGAGGATCATGGCCGCCGTGCCGGTGGTCTCGGGATTCGGCGTGTAATCGTTCTTGATCTTAAGGCGCGCCTCTTTTGCGTCTTGCCTCAGGCGATTGACGACTGCGTCCTTATTGGCATTGAGCTCAGGCGCAAAGGGATCCTCCTGCTGCGCCAGGTAGTAATCATCATCTTCGACCCTGAGCGCGGCCGCCTCGCTAATGTCCGACTTCGTAGCTTCCCATTCTTTTCCAAAAGATTGGCCGATCGCGCCCCAGGAGCCCTCGAAAAGTCCGGGCGTCAGGGCCTCGGCGTCTTTCTCCGGAGCGCTGTATTGATTGATGACCTTGGCTTCTTCATTGGTCAGTCCGAAACGGTTAATCCAGCTCATTTAATTCTCCGGGAAATTGTGTCGTTAAGGTCAAGTCGGAAGGGCTCGCCCTTCTCGTCAGTCACGTAGCGCAGACCGTCACGGATAAAGTAGACACCGTCGCTGACCCATTTAAGAGGTGCGGTGTTGATGAGCCTGGCGGATTGCTCAGGTGATATCACCTGATTCCGATAGACGAGCTTTTTGCCGCCCTTAAGGAAGTCCTTGCTGTAGTCCTGCAAAACGTCTTCAAAAGATCCGAGCTTGGTAAAGGTCATCAAGTCCTTGCTCGCCTGCGAGAGTCTGGACGGCAAAATGATCTTCGCGCCGTTGTGCTCTGCCACCGGGGCGATCACGTTTTCAATCGCAGTGTCTACGTCGCTCGAGCCGCCCGCCTGGAGCGCATAAGCGTGCTCGTTTAAAACTGCGTTAATGAGGTCCTCATACTCCGGACTCCCGGCAGGGATTGGCAAGACACCGTCAAGTTTCTGGCGGATTTCGGGCTCGTCTTTATTCGCGTCGTTAACCTTGTTTCTGCGGTAATAGTTGCCCTTGATCTGACGCAGTGCGCCGTTGTTCTCTCGGCCTTGAGGCGTGGAGGCCACGCCTAAAGCGATAGAAAGCAGATGATGATTTTTGCCGATATCGGTTGCCAGAGCCGCCAGGGCGTCACTGTCGCCGGTGACCGGATCAAAGATCGCGTCGGAGAGTTTCTGTGCGTACTCCGCCTGGTGGTCCTCGTCCATATTGGCGAAGGCTTGACATAACCCTGTGGCCTCGGTTTTGGTGAGGATATGCGCGTCAGTGCCGAATCGCTTGGCCACGTCCTTGTAGCTGCTGATGCGGTTGGTGAGCTCTTGGATGGCGAGTGTCTGATTGCTCCAGTCCTGGATAGGTTTAAAGCCGAGTTCGGGGATCCCCTCGATCGCAAAGCGCATCGGGTCCTTGGCCCGCTCGGTCTTGACCTTCTCTGCAGCCTTATCCCACGTTGCCTTCTGTTCCATGCGGGTAGCGTACTCGGGATCATCCTTCTGAGGCGTGAGCGCTCGGCTCGTTGCATCCATGTCGCCTACAGACATTGCCGGCATGGAGTGAATGGCGGCATTGAGCTGGGCCTGTTTCTCCACTTCGGCGTGCATTCTGACGCCCTCGTCCTGACCGTAGACGCTAATGAAGTCTGCTACATCCGGGAGCTCGGATACGTCGCCCGTGTTGATCGCGCGGGATAAGACGTTGTCCACGGAGCGTTTTAACTCGACCTTGGCCTGCTGAGCCTGCTGGCCGCGTCTCTGCCTGGATGCGCGGAATAACTTGATCTTGTCCGGAAGAGGTAACGCATCGATCACCGGATCGCCTGTCTTGACGTTCGGATTGAAGGCCACGTCCTTAGATGTCAGGCGCGGAGCTTCCGCCTTCTGAGACAGAAGTTTCCCGTTATCGTCTCGGCGTTCTCCATGAGGGCCGATAAAAATGTTTTGCCCGTTCTCTACTACCCAGTGGCCTCCGACATAATTCTTTCCGTCGTGGTACTTGCTCTCGACACTAAAAGTCGGATGATTTGGCTTTTTAAACGTATCGGGGAAGTGGCCGTTTTCTGCTTGAGCCGCGCCCGCCTTCCATGCGCCTCTAAGGTCATAGTCGTAAACATCACGCTCATGGCCGATCTTCTTTGCCCATGCTTGGTACTGCTTTTCTTCGTCCTCAGTGAGTTGAGTATTAAATTTGTCGGAGTAATCGTTCTTATCGATTCCCAGCGCCTTATGGACTCCGGCTGTAATCGTTTCTTGGGAGTAGGCGACCGCTCCGATCTCCTGGCGCATCATCGCGCTGATGAGTTTGGTCATCACCTGAGGATCCTTGACGTCAAGCGCCTCTCCGGGATTGACGCCCATGGCTTTGCAGACATTGCTGATGTATGCACGTGTCACGCCGTCGCTCGCGGCGCAGAAGCGATCAACAATGCCGTCCACGGTGTTGATGCCGTACTTGGAAGCATAGGTCTTGAGGATCTTTGCCGCGGCGCAAATACCGTCCTGCGGAGTCTCGAAAATGGCATGACCTCTGGCGTCCTGGCCCACCATACCGCTCCAGTTATTGCCGAAAGCTTTAATGTTGAGCGGGTTGCAGAACTTGTAGCCGATCGTATTCAACACCTTGTCCGGAACACTGGGGGGCGTGCCTAAGCCTGCCTGGGCGCCGGAGACTCGGACGTCGACTTTACCCGCGGCGCGAGCCGCCGGGCCTTGCGTCAGGCCGATCGCTTCAGGGCCGCCCATTGCGTCCACGGTCTCTTGGAGCTGAGGCCATACGCGCTCGCGCAACAAGGCGTAGGTCTTGCGGGATACGTCCGGGCTCATCTTCGTGGAGCCGACCTGCTGGAAGTGCTTGAGCGCCCCATACGGGTCTTCGACTGCCATCTGTTGGTAGGCTGAGGCATACGCCAGGGCGGAGTAGTTGTCCTTTTGTCTTGCGATCCATTCCGGACTCTTGCCGCCGATTTTGCCCTGGTAGTCCACCTCATCCATGAGGCTCGCCATTGTGCGCTCGGAGTCAGGGCCGAAACCGGAGAAGGCAAAGTCGTCGATCAAAGACTTGGCGCGCGTGTCCGAGACTTCTGCCTTATAGGCGGCATTTTCTTTCAGGCGGTAGCGCTGCATGGATTGATCGTAGGAGTTGATCTTCTCCAGGGCAACAGAAGTGAAGGCCTGTTTCGCAAGCGGGTTTTGCAGTTTATCCAGGTGTGTCTGATACGCCTTGTTCATGGCCTCGCGGGTCGGGTCATAGCCCTCCACGGCGGTCTTGCCCTTCATGGCGTAGTAGCCGCTCTCCGGATTCCATTGCAGCTCTCGTAATTCTTGATCCAGGCCGTTGAGCGCCTCGTCGGCTTCTGCCTTGACCTGCTGGGCCTCGGCCTTCTCGGCAAATTTGACGCTTAAGCCGATACCGTGCTTTAGCGGCTGGGTGGCTCGTTCCATCGCGCGCTCATAGTCGAAAGTCGGCTGGACGTTTTCTCCTGGACGCGCAAAGGCTTGTTCGCTCTGAGGATTCGGCGTGTTGTTCTGATAAATGGGTACCTGCATATTTATCTGCCTAAGATCGAAACTTTGTTATTGATCGAGAGAGGGTTGAAGTTGTAAAGCGGCGTGAAAATCGGCTGGGCCGCAGATACCGCATCAACTCGGATTCCCGGATCAGCCGAGGAGATTCCGTCAATGCGCAGGCCGGGGTCAGCCGAGGAAATCGCGTCGATCTTCAATCCGGGATCGGCTCCGCTGATGGCGTCAACCTTGAGCGGCGTGTCTTTCGCAGGCTCTTTCGCTTTGCCCTCGGCAAGTTTTCCAAAGGCGTAGGTCATGCCCACCTGAGACAAGCCGTTGAGCGCCGTGGACATGAAGTTCAGGCCCACACTTTGTTTCTTGGCGTTAAACATCAAGGCCTGGTTTTTGAAGTCGGTAGCCCGCTGGCGATAGCCCCAGGCAGCGGCATGAGCATCGGTCTCAATGCGATTCTTGTTAATCGTCTTGGTGATGTCGGTGGAAGCTGTAATCTGCGCCGCGCTACCGCTGCCGATCGCAACACCGTTGGCGGCGAGCGCAGCCTTCTGCCTGGCTTTGACTTGGCCTGCCTGCATCGTTTCGTGCTGGACCTTAGTCTCTGCTGCAAACAGGGTGTACTGCGCCTGCAATTCCATCGTCTTGGCGTTTTCCTTGGCGATATTTGCCTGGGCCTTGGCGATAGCGTTGTTGTAGCGGGTTGTGAAGATCGAACCGACAGCGGAAATACCGGCAGAGATTCCCGTGCCGATCATTGAAGCGGTGTTGAAACTAAAGTCCATAAAACCTCCGATAGTGCGCCTATCTTGACGCCGCCTCAGGCTTTAATGCGCACTATTGTCGGTTAGCTGATCTCTACCGTAGTCGTGATCGAGGTTATCCGGAGCGGCAGTGGTAAAGACTGCCTGATATAGACCTGGCCCTCGTCACTCCATTTAGGCTTAATCTGCAGGTCGTAAATACCGGAGCGCAGATTCGGAGGATATCCGGGAAGCTCGGTCGCACGCGGCTGCATGTGATAGAGCTTCTCAAAACTCGACCCTGCCGACACTCCGGACGATTCGTTAAGCCGTAACGTAACCTCCGTAATATTTTTACGGTGAGAGGTGCCGTAGGACATATCGTTAAGTTGAAGGTGGATCGGGAGCGTAACCATGTCGGAGTCGTACTGCAGGCCGACGTAAACCGTCGAGGCCTCATCCTCCAGCGTGATCTTTCCGCTGACGACCTTCTGATCTGGTACGACATAGCCGTCGGCTAGGATCGATACCGTCTCTCCCTCCAGCCAGGAAAGTCCGGTGATCGTCGTAGTCGGGTCGCCCTGGTAGAAACCTGCGCAGTCAACGTAACAGGATTCCGCTCGTGAGGGCGACTGCACCTCGTGCATGCGCTCGATAAATCGTACCGTCTGCCCGTTGATCCTGCGGCAAGTGACGACATAAGGGATGTCCTCGTAGCCCTCGGAGACAACAGTCACGGACTCAAAACTGCCGCGGGTCTCGATTGCGGAGAATGCTCCGATCTGCTGCTCCGGGATATAGGTGAAGGCCACCAATACGCCGTCGCTGGAGACCGACCAAATAATCGGATTCGGTGCTTTGGAGTAAGCAATATCGATCACGGTCTTATGGTCGAAAAGGTGCGGCGCTCTAAGACATAAATCTCCGGAAATAAATCCGCCTCGCTCGTATGAGTAACCCATTTCACGAAGATGGCCGCCTCTGGCCGCGGCATACACGCAGGCCGAATTTACAACCACAGGGTTGACCGAGCTTGCGCCTTCTGCGTTCTGCGCTTTAAAGCTGATGGACTCCGGCGTCAGGGCATCCGTGTCTGTGGTGCCCACTACCCAGCACCCTGAGGCCGTCAGGAGAATCAATCGGGACAGCGGAACAAGGTGTCGGATTCGGTTGACGTCTCGGGCGTAGATTCTGGCTGAGATTCGGTCGGTCGCCTGTACGGGCAAGTGATACGCCATAGAGTTCTCACTGCCTGCGGCCGTCATCCAAATATATTGCGGTTTGGTACGCGTTCCGGCAAAAATCTTGCGCTGGTCGAAGTAACTTACGGTGCCAGGATATCCGGACGTAATTTCAGAGTCATACCGTGGCGGTGTGATACCTGAGTCCGGAGAAATTGCGTCATCGATAATCGAGGTTTCGGACGTTTGGCCGATATAGCTGTAAACACCGCCCACATTCCGATACACACGATACATAGCAGCGCCCGGGACGGCATTCCAGGTGAGTGTGTTGTAGGCGCCGTCCGCAAAAGGATTGCAGTTAATTTCAACGGTAGCCGACAGCGGGCTTTCCTCTGAGGCGTCCGCGTTCAAAGCCGTAACCCCGTATTTTCTCTTAAAAAGTCCTTTGTTCTTTTCTTCCACATCCGGACCGATTGTCTGCGTTACCGCAAGGCCCGTAGGTGCTGCCAATGTGGTATTAAAGTTCACGTTCTCTAATCGCCAGTCGGTCGCACCGTGTCGCCTCAGAGTTTTCGTCGGGTAATTGATATGCGCGATCGTAATCACGTCGATACTCTGGACGAAACTCAGCTCGAAAAGATCAGCCTCCTCATACGGAGTCGTGATTTCATACGGAGCATTGCCGGACATCAAAGTTTGCTTATGCGTATGGAAGCGGATGTACTTGTGTCCCACCTCTAAGACCATCGTCTGGTCCAGCGAAAACAAGAACGGGATCAGGCGGCATTTTCTATCCGAGTATTTCGCATGCGCCACATACTCGAAACCCGGGCGCCTGAAGACAGGACCCTGGGGCTCAACGATAAAATTCTTGCACTTCGCGAGGCCCGTTTGGTTCTTGGCGTCGTCCACTCGGGCGTACATGGTATTAGAGATTTCGCCGCCGCCGAAAGAGTTTCTAAAGATTCTGACTGCCATTACACGAACCTCGCTCTAAGTTGTGCCGCTAAATACTTCGGGTGCTGGTGCGCGCTCTTTTTTGCGTCCCGCGTCTTAGCCTTGCTCAAGGCGTCCTCGGCATACTTGAGATACTTATCCGCGCTCTGATTCTTAACCAGCGCGCCCGCGAGATAGGCCGCCAATCGCATGACGAGGGCCTCGGTGAAGTAGCCCGGGAACATCTGCGGGTTGTTCAAGTATCGGGTGTAGACGATCACGGCGTCCTTGACGTCCGTCAGCAGGAACATCGTGTTTTCGCTTTCGCGATACTCGATCTCGTACGGCAGTGTGGTCTGCCAGGGTTGGCCGCCGGTGCAGTAAAGACCGACAACACACATGCAGTCGCTCGGCAAAGAGTAGCCGTAACGCCACGGGTACAGAGTTCGATCCAGCTCAACGTACTGGGGCGGCTTGTAGCGACTTTGGGCAAAGCTCCAGTTAAATTGCTCCAGCAGATAGCGCAGTGCCATCGGGTAGTAGGCCGCGCACTGTTCGGAGTATTGCGTGCCGTCCGGAGGATCGATAGACGTAATGTTTGAGTCCGCACCGAGCTGAGACAGTGCGGCATTGCAGATTTCGATTTGATTAGCCATATAAATAAAGGCGGGTTTTACGCCCGCCTCCTCCGACAAATTTCGGTTGTTTACTGCTGATTAGCTGTCACCGCCGGCTGCCGCAGTTGTCTTCTCAGTACGGAACTCCCAGCCCTCGCCTTCTTTGACCTGGCCGAGCTTGTAGTCGTTGCCGATCCAGGTCGTGACGGTGCCTGCCGTGACGCTTGTCGGGACGGTCACGATACGCAGGTAGCGTCTGTGCTCGAAGGGGAGTCCCACCACAATCAGATTCTTGAGCTCAGTGGGCGTGAATGACTTAGATGTTGCGACAGTGGCAAAAGTAGAGTTATCGGCCGAGTCCTCAATCTTGAAGGCCAGGCTGGTGCCGGCCACGCCGCTGGCGGAGATACAAAGCGCCATCTTGTGACCGTTGACACCGGACTCTACCAGGGTGGAGCCGAAGTCAAGGCCACTGGACGTGAAGGCGGTTTTGGCCTCCTTCTTGTCGGCGAGCATCATCTTAATGTCGAAAACCATAACGCCTCCTATTAGGAAATTGTGATCGCGGATTCGCTTGCGTTCAGCACATCCGTGCCGTACTGGTAGATCGGAATACCGCCGAAGGACAACATGCCTTCACGTTTGCCGAAGGTCTTGTATTCCAGCGTGTACTTCGTCTTCTCAAGGAGCTGCAGATCATAGATCATGCCGACCTGGTCCGTACAGTAGATACCGACATGAGAGAAGTCGTCGGTGCGCAGGCGGTGGCGAGCTTCAACGAACAACTTCAAGAGGTCAGCTGCGCCCTTGGCGGTAGTGATCTTGGAGGTATCGACGTTGGCGATACGGACAATGTTTTCCGGATTGCCTGCAAATACGCCAAGGTCATAGCCGAACTCGGTTACGTAGGCTGGGAACATCTTGCCGTTGGCGTCCGGAACATAGATCGGAGATTTCTGAACTTCGACGGAAATACCTGCTGCACCGCCGTTTTCCGGGAAGAACAGAGTCATTTCTTCCGGGTGCCAGTTAATAAAATAGATCGAAGTGAGTGTGCTCGTCGAGCCGCCAGCCACTGTACCGCCGGCGTCAATGATGGAGTTCTTCCAGGCGCCGTTGTCTTTGTCCGGCAAAACGATATTTGCCAGGCCTAAGCAGTCTCTCGGATCTTTATCCGGATTGCCCTGGAAGACACGTTTGACCATACCGCGGGTTAAGCCGCGGGTAAACATTTGGTCCTTGCGGGCGCGATACGGTGCTCGGTCTTTCTCCGGCATTCTTTCAAGCTGGAGCTTACCGATCACGGAGCGGTCGCGTGCGATACAGGACGGATAACGTACTGCACGACCTGTCGGGGTGGATGCATCCCAGCCTTCGTTAATACCGACGAGCTGGCCTTCCGGATATTTATCCGCCAGTGTGCCTTTCATACCCTGGCCGTCGTTGCCGCGCACCATAGTGGCACGATCAAAGAACGGCTGATAATCTCGGACGGTTTGAATGAAAACTTTCTTTGCTACGTCGCTGTCCGGAACGAGCGACTGCCATTCAGCCATTGTGACGGGCGTCATGCCGCTGAAAACGTCTGCCATTTTTAGTCTCCCAAATTAATAACCGTAAATATCTTGAGGTGTGATTGCTCCGGATACTCGACCTTTGGGCGGAGTATCTTCGCTGATTGCCGCGCCGACTCTTGCTAGGAATTTGATAAAGCCGGGGTGCGACCCAACAGGCAGCGAGAACAGTTCTGCGATATCTGCGTCATAGTTGCCGTCGGCGCCTTTGCCGAATCGGTCTCTGACCTTAATCGCACGCTGGATGGAGGCGTCATAGTTGGAACCGCCGATCTCGGGGTCCTTCTTAGCCTTCTCCAGCCACTGGCCGCTGACCTTGTTAATAAACTCAACCTGCTGGGAAACCATCACGGGCGTGATCTCATCGATTACGGCCTGGGCCTTCTCCTGCGAGAGATTGAGCTTTTTGGCGATACCCTTAAAGGAGTCGACCACTGCGCTATTCAGCTCTACACCTTCGGGTGCTTTGAAGTCGGCGTAACTTTCAGGTGCCGCATCCTCTTTCGCTTCCTGCTTCTCTCCGTCCTGGCCCTCGGCCTCCTTGGCGTCGTCTGCCTCAGGCTTAATCTCAAGCGGATTGCTTACCGTCTGAGCGGCCTTAGTTTCGGGCGCCGGAGAAGTTTCAGTCTTCTCAGTACCGGCCTCCTTTTCAGTCGGAGCGGTGGTCTGAGAAGACTGCCCCTGGTCCAAAGGAGAAGACTGTTGCTCATTCTGCGAAGGAGGTACTAACGTCTCCTGACTGGTGTTTTGGGAGCCGCTGTCATTTTCTGTACTCATCCGATATCTTCCTTATCTCGGTGTATTGTTCCGGGCAATAGGTCATGACGTAGCTCAGCACGACAAGGCCGAAAGTTTTCTTTCCCTCTTTGTTAGCCATCGCGAGAGCGTTGGTGTCAAAAGAGGAGGAGAACAAGGCGCAGTCGGAAAAGAGTTTGTTAAACACAATCTTTCCGTCCCGCGTACCCAGAAGGCGGATGAGAGACTCTTTAAAAGCCTCGTCAAAGCTCGCTTTCTGCGCTTCGCGTTCTTGTCTTTCTTCCCTGAGCTTCGCTTCGTCAAACGGATTGCGAATCTTTCCTGACATTTAAAACCTTCAATAAAAATCAATGCGCACTTTTTTACTGCCCCATCTCGGCCTGGAGCGCCTCGACGGCCTGACCCGCCATGGTGTCGCCGCCTGCGGGGACCTTGCCCAACTTGCTCAAGGCGTCCACGCCCTGCTGAGCTTGCTCCTGCTGCGCCATCTGCTGTTGCTGCTGAGCTCTCTGCTGCTGGATCTGCTGCACCTCTTCGTCCGAGCGCAGTAACGAGGGGCTCACACCCTTCTTGTCGAAAATGATCTTGATGGCGTTATCCAAGTTGATGCGGTCAAGCACCGACGGATCGACTTGGGCCAGCTGGCAGACTTGGGTAATGGCCTCCATGTCGGTGTTGGCCTGGACCTCTTTCTGGGAGCGGGCGAGCATGGAGGTGTACTCAATGTTTAACTCGGTGCCCTGGAGCTCCTGGGGCGGAGGCGGAAAAACTCCGGCGCGGGAGAGGATCGAGAAAATGCGGCCGATAAAAGGATTCAGAACCTCGTTGTTGAACCGAGACAAAATCGGTCCGAGCATGATGAGTTTTTCCTCCTGGAGTCTCGCCACCGCGGTCGCGGTCATGCGCGCGATCTCGGCCTGGTTGGAGAGCATGAGGAAAAGGTCGGTAAAGAATGCCGCCTTGATTCTGCCTTGAACTTCTTGGATGTCCACGGTGATCGGGTTGATGTTTCCGACCGCAGTGGTGGCGTTATTGGACTGACTGCCGTTGGTCGGCATGTCCACGAAACTTAAGCCGCCCGGGGCGAAGTCAAGCTCGGCGTCCTTGGCCGACGTCGGCAGAAGTCTCGGAGGATCGACGATCAAGTCGATCGCGTTGCCTTTTTGCATCTGCTCGTGCTTGAGCTGGCGCACGTCGCCCAGCGCGGTCATACCCGGAGATTCGCAGGAATAGGTATCGGTCGAGATTGCTCCCCAGCGGCCCACGATTGCCGGAAATTCGTTATACCCGGATTCCAGGAGAATCGAGTGCTCGTCACTGTCGGCGTCAACCAGCATGTGAACCGCACGATACGGCATGTTCTTGTTGTCCTGCTTGGTGATGTCGCGATCGTATCTCGGCTCAATGGCATGGATGACGGCCTTCTCTTGGTCGTATTGCCGTTGGTCATAGAGCGCCTTAATGCCGCACGGGACATTCTCATAGCCATACTGCTGAACGATTTGCGCGACCGTCATCATCAGCTCGCGATACAGAGTATCCGGGATGCCCTTATGGTTGCAGGCGATCGCGTACTCGCCGATCGTGAACGGATAGCAGTAAAAGCCGCGCTCGTCGTCTTCCTGGATCATCATGGCGGCCGTGCCGTAGAGACTGACCTCAAGCCAAAAGTGGTGCAGGCTTTGGTAGGCGTTCGTTCTCGATAGGCCCATGTAGATGACTTGGGACACATCCGCGAGCCACTGCTTCACGGCCGGAGACTCATCCAGTGTGGGACTGCCGGTCGTGAGATAAAACCACTGCTGGCTAGGGTCCGTAAGTCCGGACATCAATCCGGAGGACAATAGGTTGCTGGCGCCGGTAGCCGTATTGTCGAAAATCTCATTGAAGCGTTCGCGCGCCTCGTTCTTCGGCCCGCGCAGCAGGAATTTGCCTGTTGCCGGCCGGATATGCGTAGCGATACTTTTCCACTGCGGGATAAAGGGATCGCGCTCCGTCTTGAGCTTTTGCCAGCGCGACAGGATGTGCGCACGTAATTCCTTCTTGTCCATGAATGCCTCCTAGTCGAAGGTGAATCGGTAGGCGTAGACCAACATAATCCACCAGGCGGTCGCGACAATACCCACGACAATCCAGCGTAGAAGCTCCCCGGCAAGACTTAGTTTTGTTTCTCTTAACGACATTTTGAGAACTAACCGACAAATATGTTTTGCTAAAATAACCTTCATGGAAATACTCCCGTTATTTCCAGTTAAGCCGGCCGTCCGAGTTGCCTCTCGAACGGTCAGTTTTTTATGCGCCGAGCTTGTTGCCCTTGCCTAAGGTCAGATCGGAGTTATTGATGCCCTCGGGCCCTGTCAGCAGCGTCGAGCCTCCGGATGCGTTCTGATCTAAGTTCTGCTCATAAATGCTGGAGACATCGGCCTCTTTGGCGTTCTGGCGGCGCATATCCTCGCGGGCCTTCGTCTGAGTAATCTCGTTATTGCGCTGTGCTTCCTTGGCCGCGGCCTTCTGCTGTCGGGCCTGCTTGTTGCTCGCCATAACGGAGGCGGCGGTACCTACCGCGGCCACGCCGGCACTGATTGCTACAGCTGTAGTGGCAGAAATTGCTCCGCTCATATTCATTCTCCCCGTGACATTAAAAGATCGGTTTCGTCAGTAAATTCGGCCTCTGCCTCCAGGAGCGTCTTGGCCCGGGTAGCAAAGGACATGGAAATAGTGGTGTCCTCGTAGGCGACAAAAATCTGTCTGCGGCCCGCCGAGGCTCGGAAAATATGTGTGCCTTTTAAGCGGACGGTTCTGCCGCCGCAGGTCATGGCGAAGTCCCCGGTGGCCATGATGACCGTCGGGATCTTGATTAAGGCGCCGGCGATCGCTATGCCCTTCGGGACTAAGCACGTGCGGCAATACATGCCGGCATGAATGAAGCTTTTGGTCTTAATCTCGACCTGGGGCGCCGCGCGCATTTCCTCGACGCCTGCGGCCATAGCCTCCAGTTCTCCGGACGTGTTGGGCGGTATTTCGGCGATTACGATTTCAGTCATGCCAGGGCCTCATAAAAAACGGTGTTCATGCGTGTAAACCTCGGGACCCGGGCGAATAAAGTCTCCAGGCGTGACCCGCTCCTGCATCCCCAATAGATCCCTGAGGCGCCGGAGTCCTTAGCGGCTTGGCTTATAGCGTTAATGAGGCGGACCCCTGCCGCGCCGAGCCGAAAGTCCTTAGACAAGAAGACCGATTCGACGGAGGCCGTCACTGTGGAGTAATGCGGGATGACGGTCAGCACGAAGGAGCCGAAACCGACAAGCCGCTCACCGCTGAAGGCGCCGATAACCCTAAAGGCGCCGGACTCCTCGGCCTTGCGGTAATACTCGACGTTGGGTTTCTGAGGCAAAAAGGGGTTGCCTGACTCGGCCATGTATTCCGAGATCAGCATGTCGGCGTCCGGAGCGCTGAAAACTTCAGCGACCGTGACAGGTCTAAAGGTCAATACTTTTTCCATGGGCGCATTGTCGATCTCCGGACAAATTCAATGCGCACTTTTACAGCGACTTGTAGGGGTTTCGGATCTGACGTTTCCGTCTCTCAGTGAGCCGCGGCATATTGGCTGGGCCGTCCAAATACTCCTGGATCGGTACGGCAAAACACAAGGCGAGCGCGTCGGCTGTATCCGGACTATTCATGCCGCGTTTTTTCATTGACTCCTTGCTCTCCAGGAGCAAGCGTCCTTTGCGGTCAAGGAGTTTTTCCGGAATACAAAGATCATCGGCAAGCTCCGGGCTATTGGGCAGGCAGCCGTTGTCCCGGATAAAGTCTCTCATCCGATCCCACATTTCCGCTCTCTTATTGGCCCAGCGCTCGGTGTTGCTGGAGCGGTTGGCCGCGATCACCTTGTGGATATGCGGGACCTTATCGACCATGTAGTCGTAAGGAGAGGCACCCACGCCGGTGTAGTCGATATTGATGTAAATCTTCGGGATGCCGAGTTTCTGCAATTCGCGTGCGTAAAGGATGACCTGCTCTCCGAGCTGGGGCCCCGTGAGCCCGCGGAAAATCTTCAAGGGCATAGTGCAGTCGCGGCCGATTTTCGTTGCAATCACGGATCTGTCGTCGCCTTCTCGTGCGACGTCCACGCCTAAGACGGCAACGGTGGCGGCGTAATTCATAACGCCTACAGGGCGGTTGACTGCGGCGTCCACGTCCTCTCGCGTAATGAACTGTTTGGCAGATGTCGACGGGAAGACACCGCGCACACGAACTTTCACGAAGTCGGAGTCCTCGCCATAGTCGTCCACGTACTGCTGCAAGAGTTCCTTGTTCGTAATCTTGACCGTTCTGGAGTCGATGTTGTAGTGCAGCCAGCGGTGGCGCTGTTTGTGAAAAGCGTCGAAAAAGGCGCCCTCGGGTCGCGTCGGGTTTCCGAAAATACACCAAATGATTTGCGTATCGCGGTCAGTCAGCGCGCCTTTCGTAACCTCATAGATTTTCTCGGCGATCACGGACGCTTCGTCGAATAAAACGAGGATTCTTTTGCCTTGGTTATGCAGGCCCTGGAAAGCGTCGGTATTACTTTCATTCCAGGGAATAGCGTCGATTCTCCAGGTGTACTTATGGCCCTTTTGGAGAGAATAGATCGATTCGGCCGCGACCTCGAACCAGTCCTTGAAAATGCAGACAGAATGCCATTTATGGAGCTCGGACCACGTCTTGGTTAAAAGCTGACGGCCCGTTTCCGCAGTGATAACGCCTTTTGTATCCGGATAGGTGCATATCGCCCAGAGAATGACCCAGGCGACCAAAGCGGTCTTTCCGATTCCGTGCCCGGACGCCACGGCAATTTGGATTGCCTGGTAGCGGGTCGCACCGTTTTGCAGTCGGTCCCTAATGTCGCCTAGGATTTTCTCCTGCCAGGTATCGGGCCCGTCGTATTTCTCTAGGATCCCCTCGCCCCAGGGGAATGCGTGGCGCACGAATGCGAGCGGATCGTTACTGAACCGCACTGCGAGCTTCTGTAAGTTCAGTTCGTAATTTTGATTTGCTAATTTTTCATTGTCCATGAGACCACCGTCAATACAAATGCGGTTATGGGGAATGGGAATGGAGCGGGCGAATAAAATCACCCCTCGCGCGGTCAAATTACAGATATTGCCTATCGGTCCATGATAACGCCCCTCGTCGGGGCTGAGTTGGGGGTTTCACCCCTCCGACCGCCGAATTTCGAACACCCTTCGCCGTTACGTCACCCCGCCTCAATCCATATAGGGTTATCGATTGTGGCGGATCGATCACCCCCGTTTGCCCGGAGGTGCCGGCCGTCGGCGGGTATGCCTTATCCGACTGCCGACGTGTGGACAAATTGGTGGACAAAATAGCGATAGTGCTCATAAGTCATTGATTTATATTGATGACGTGGCGGAGGACGCCTCCGCTATGTCGCTATTTCTCGTCCTTTTCCACTGCCGCCAGGATTTGCGCCAGGCGATTGGCACGGTCACTAACGTCCTGAGTGACTTCCAGCTTGTCTCTGAATTTACCTCTTAATCGGCATATCGTTGTGAGCGCCTGGTTCGCGCCCTTGGAGTCAAACATGAATACAGCATGGCCCGCTTTGTCTTTCTTCGGCTTGCCGTCGAAGTTGTAAACCTGTTGCGGCTCAGAGCATTTTTCAAGGATGTCGATCGCTTTTTTGAGCTCGAAGTCTTCTTCCAACTGCATTCTTTCGTTGCGCTCGGCCTGCCGCTTCGCTATCGCGCGGGCGACCTTATCGGTCTTGAGCAATCGAGCTGCATTTGCCCAAATTACCTCGTCTTTGCTACCTGCATATCCCGCTTTTTTGTAAGCCTCGGTCGCATTGCCGCCGTTTTTCAGATATTCGCTAACGAAGGCGGCCTGCCTGGCTGTGAGTCTTTCAATCGTTCCGAATTTGGTTCCCGGCATAATAAAACCTCCGTAATCAATGCGTTGATTATCGGGGGCCGTGTTCAAATAATGCGCACTATTTCCGAAACTGCTAAAACCGAATTTCCGCTCCTACAGCCGTTCAAATTTCGTCGGACGATAAATCATATTAATTTTTGCCGATCGCTCTCCTGCGCTCGATTTTGGCGCCTTCCCGCCCTATTTATTGATCGTTGCTTTAACAAACTTTACAGGGTGCTTCCCTCTTATTCTTCCAGTGAAAAAGTCTCTCACCGTCCGCTTCGGTATCTCCATCTTCTTCGATATCTCGTTAAGCGAAAATCCTGCCAGGCGTAAATCAATGCACTGCAGGACTTCATTGTCTGTATATCTCGCGGCCTGATGGCTCTCTCCGACATACGCTCCCAGCGGGCCGATAAAGTCGACGCCTCCGGCCCTAAGACCTAAAGTACTCCGGATGTTCTCTCTTAACTCTTTCAATCGCCGCTTGTAAGGTCCGCTGGCGGCCGAGTCCATGAAGTTTTTGTGCCGCTTGCGCGGCTTCTGTAAGTAATCTTTGGGCGTCATGAGGTAATACCGTATGAGGTTGATAGGTTGATTGTTTTTCGGCCATTCTTATCTCCCCGGGATGCCTCCAGCGGGTTGCCGCCGCCGGAAGCGTCTAAACCGCTAAAGCTCAAACTTCGGTCACGATTCCGTTTGAGCTATGGAAACCGACGTCAAAAGGCGTGCCGTCTAACCGCGTTGTAAAAAACAGTCTTGCGTACATCGTTGCAAGCGTCTCCGGGATTCCGAAAATGCGTGCACATCTCTCGCCTTTCCGGTTGTACGTCACCACTGCATAGGCCTCGCAGTATCCGCTTTTGCCGTCTCCCTTCCATGCCTCAGGCGCCGATTCTGAGTAGCCGACCTGGATCGTCCAGTGGTTCGCCGGCCCGCAGCCAAAGAGATGTCCTTCGTCCTCCATTCCGCAGACAAAAGCGTCTAGAGCGTGGAATGTCTCCATAAAATCGAGGACATCCTTTATAGGAGGGCAGTTGTACATGCCTCCGTGATACAGATTGCTGTCCCAAACTCGCCCTGCCTTGAGTGCATAGTCGACTGCGACAGATATGATCTTTACCTTTTCTAAAATCTTTGATTCTTTCTCTAATAACATAGTAGAAACCCTTATTAGAGAAGTAAAAAAGTATTTTTTAGACCTTTTTCCCAAACTTCCCTATACGCGTGTATAAGAGAAGTTTTAGAAATAGAT